GTGCATAGGTGGCAATCTGGGAAGCGTAAGCGTCTGTGCTTGCGTCCCCTGCTCCACCATCTCCACGATATAACGGCATCTACTGCTCCTACAAAAGAAAACAAAAGAAAAGAGAAACCCCTCCGAAGAGGGGCTTCAAGAGGCTTAGCCGTTTACGGCAAGTACGAAGCCAGTTTCAGGACGGAGTACCTGAGTACCGTAGAGACGGTCAGCAGTGTACAGAGTACCTAAGAACTCTTGCTTGTACTGAGTTTGAGAGCGAACGCCCTGCTGCTCAGCCATGACCATAGTGTCCTTGTGACCAAGGATCGCACCACGTACCGCACCACCTGCTGCGTTATCACCTGCAGTTTCAATGGTTGGGCAGTTGCTTGTTACGTAGATGTCAATCCCGTAGAGGTTACCGATCTTACCGTTAACAACACCACGTCCGTCTACGAAGTCAGAAGACACGTAGCGATCAATACCCATGATTGCATTACGCAACGCAGGAGGGATAGCTAGGAAGCGTCCGTCCATTGGAGTATCCTGATCGTCCATCTTCTGAACCATGTCACGGAAAAAAGCATCAGTGAACACGTCAGCAGCTGCTACAGTGTCTACAGCGTACAGAGTAGTACCAGTAGAAACGTCATTGTAGTAGACGTTGCTGTGTACAAAGCTTGAGCCATTACCGTCACCAAAAGACTTACCAAGAGCAAACAAGTCGTCATCAACCTGCTTAGCAAGTGCGTAACCAGCATCGCCAGTGTAGAACTGACGTAGAGACGCAAGAGCCTGTGCTTCTGTAATGTCTTCAATCAGACGTGAGTATTCAAAGTGCTTGTTGATAACAACCGTTACTTCGGTCTCAACAGCATTCTGAACAGTTACTGCGGTGTTCTCAACCTTCGCATTCGCTGAACCACGGGTGGGCTTAGGAATGTGGATGGTGTCACCTTTCTTGCCAGTCATTGACATTTTCTTGACAAGGTTAGCAAGTACTAAGTTTTTCTCATACGCAGCAATAACCTCATCACTCCAGATTTCTGGAATAAAGACTGCTGCTGAAGTGTTATCTACAAAACCACCAGTGGCGGGATAAGTTGAAGTAGCCATTTAAATTCTCCTAGAATTAGCTATTTGACCCTCCCCTCTTGATATGCCTTCATGATCTCGTCAGATAGGCTTTGGTATCGGTCAGGGTCGGTTTTCATAAGTTTAATAATGTCTGCCCTCCGATAAATCTTACGTGACTGACTGTCAGGGTTTCCACGAGCATTGCCAGTATTTGCTGACCTTACCGCTTCCTTCCGTCCAGCTTTCTCTGCCTGTGCAGTTTGAGTAACCGTTGCTTGACGATCTTTCCACAGAGTGAACAGTTCGTTAGCAGCTTCATAGTCATACTGCTGGTCAGCTTGTACAAACAGTTGAGTCCTAATCTTAGAGCCTTTAATCCACTCTGCAAAGCGGTTGTCCTTAAGGATCGCTTCCATGTCTGGATGTCTGCTCTGAAGCTGATTTAAAGCCGAGGCTTTCTTGTGTTGTTGCGTGTACTGTTCAGCTTCTTTAATCTTAGGATGATTCTCAATCGCTCTACTTACTGCCTTTTCAGGATCAGTGAAGAAGTCGTAATCTTCATCATCAGACTTTTGTGGTGCTTGTTGTTGTGAGAGTTGTGTCTGAATGTAACTGTCAACAACCTTTCTTAACTCACCGACTTCAGAACTCTGGCGACCTAGTAGCTTCTCAGCTTCTTGGTGCATACGTGCAAGTTCTGCAGCAGACTTACCTTGGTACTTCTCAGGTAGGTCTTCTTGTGGAGGCTGTTGAGTTTGCTCCTGTGGAGACTCAAACTGCTCTTCCTGCGTGTCAAGTTGTGTTGTTTCTACGTTATCCTCTTCAGGACGCTCATCTAGTAATTTTGCTGCCATTATTAAACCCCGTGCCTTAGCATTGTGGAGAATTGGTTTTGTAGAAGGACTCTAAGAGTTTGCCTTCCGTTCTTGTTTGATCTTTCTTTCTCGGTCTCTAGCCCACTTCATAGTAGCTCCTGCAAAGTCACCACTGTGAGGTTCTAGTACAGACCTGATTGGAGAGATCACTCTCTTAGCGTCTTTGCCGCACTCGCACCTAGTAAGTACAACATCGTCACTAACAAAGTATTCTTGGGTGTGTCCATTAGGACACTGAAAATCTCTAATCTTCAACATCGTCCGTCTCAGCTTGTTCTTGCGCGGCTGCTACTTGTGTTTCAAGATTAAGGATGTTAGCCATGACTGCAAGTTGTCCTTTACGGAAGTAGAGGTCTTGCTCGTCTTTAGTATTTTCTATTGAGTTAACATTCACAGCTGATGCTTGAATGTCTGCTAAAAGACTTTTCCAACCTTCTGATCGGAACATATCATTTAGATCACGAAAATACTTTTCTGTTTCTGGTGTCATTTTTACTGTTTCTCCTCTTGACAGGACAGTTCATTTATGTTATGTACGAGTATATTATATCATACTTTTGAGTAAATGTCAAGTTAATTTTTTGTTAACTATTTACTATCGCATTTTACGAGAAGTAGAGCTACGATTTGGACGTTTTGTAGAAGAGCTTTGTTTCTTTGCTGCTGAGCCTGTCACTCGTTTTGGTGCTACTTGTCTAGCTGGCACATTTTTGGTTATACTGTTCATCATATCAGACGTTTTCTTTTGTTTCTTTACTGCTACTGATCCTATTACCCGTTTTGGTGTTATTTGTCTCATAATACTATCCTTTTTTTGGTTTGCTTTTAGTGGTTTTAGTTTTCTTAGGTGGTCTACCTACTTTGTTTCCGTATGTACCTTTTCCGTATGGCATAGTTACTTCCCCTTTTTGGCTGTCTTAGCCGCTTGTTTAAAGTTCTTTGAAGTTGGTGCGCCTTTGCTACCTACCTTACGCATCGTCTCTCCAGAACCCTCTTTAATACGTTTACGCTTAGCGTGTATGTTTGCGTATAGTCCTTGTTTTTTCATTACCACTTCACCTTGTCAGCCCAATACGCTGCAGACATCTTGCCCTTAGCAATGTTGGAAGCGTGACGAGCTTTGAAAGACTTCTGTCTAGCTGTGGGTTTCTTATCACCACTAACGCCCTGCTGTCCAAACCTGATGGTTTTAACTTTGTCACCTTCCTTGGCAACAACGACATGGGACTTCTTAGGATGACTAGGAGTTCTCTTCGGTTTGTTGAACCCGCTTACCCCTGCTCGTGCTAGCCTTGGGTCTTTCTCTTTGCTCATTAACCAGCTCCTCCAACTTGTCCAGCCGCTGCAAGAGCTTGCTGTAACTGCTGTTGATTTCCTCCAGCGCTTTGTTGAGCTGCACTTGTGACACTACCATTTGCTTGACCTCCTCGGTTTCTCAAGTCTATGTCTTTCTCTTTTAACAAGCGATCAGCTATTTTAAGCCTACGCTCAAACTCTCTATCGTCTTCCTCACCCTGACGGATGTTGGTAGTGATAGCCTTCAGCTTATCAATCTCAAGCTCCTGAGGAAGCATCTGAGACTCCATAGCGTACTTCTGCGCCCTAGCCATAGACTCTTGTGCTTGCGCCTCCAGAGCGGCTGTTTGTGCGTTCTGGAACGCTATCTGAGCTTGCATCTGAGCCTGTTGCATCTGTTGTGCTTCAGGGTTAGGCTGTGCAGCTTGCTTCATTGTAGCAATCAGCTCTTCACGGTTAGACAGATTCATGTTGTCAATGATTGATTGAATCAATACAGGGTACAGAGGGCTGTCCTGTTGCATAGTCTGCAACAACTGTACAAGCTGAGTTACTTCGTACTCTCGTGCAATAATACCTAGAGAGCTGGTAGCGTTAAACTTGTAGTCCTTGACAGGGTACAACTCAGGCTCAAACTGCATATATCTATAAGCCGCTTTTTTAACAAAAGGCAACAGGAAAGACTCTTGGAAGTTGATTAGAGTTCGCTTATGCCTTTTAATGATAGCGCCAAGAGACATAGAGATACCAGCAGCAGTAGCCTCTCCATTAATGTTTCCAGCAATACCAGCTGAATCAACCGCCCCAGTTGCTTGCTGAACCATGCCTTGCAACGCTGCAGCTTGGGTAAAGGTGATCTGAGACACATTACCAAAGTTAAAAGGATTAAGTATTTC